GCATCACCTATGGTAAGAGTTGTACCGTTAATGGATAAGCTATCTGTAACTGCTAAGTCAGTAAATACATCTAATACTGCTGCTCCGCTTCCTGCTCCATCTAATTGGACAACAGCAACTTCGCCATTTCCTATGGTTACATTAGCTCCAGAGCCCTGTGAAATAATTATATTTTGAGATCCACTAGTAGCGTTTTCTATAATTTGTACCCTTTTCATGGTGTTTGGACCAATCGTAATAGTACAGGCTGAATCTAACGTGCCTGTATATTTAAGATAAAAAGCTCGACCTGCGTCTGCTGTTCCATCTGCTACTGTGGTCGCGTGAGTATCTGCGTTAGTAGTTATAGCTTCAGTACCTATACCTAAAGCTTCACCAATTAATTCCAGATTAGTGTTAGTAGAAGTACCCCAAGTCCCAGACTCATCACCTGTAGCGATTTCTTTGAGCCTTAAATTATTTACATAAGTTGCCATTTCTCACCTCTAAGCATTTATTATGCCATTTTATTATATATTAAACCAAAAAGAGCAAAGTTTATAGTTTTTGAAACAATTATGCTGCAACTTCTCTCCAGTTAGCTGTTTGGTCATCTTTAACTGGTGACCAAATATTTGTCGTACCCACTACACCCGTAGCTGATACACCTGTTATTGTAACATTAGCTTTACAGTTAAAGGTTGGATCTCCAACTAATCCTTCGGTATTACCAAATACATTTATCACAAACCTATTATCAGTTTTTGTGGTTGCAGTACCTAAGGCTGAGGTACCCGCTTGTCCTGTTGGAGTTTGCTTGGCTTTAGCTACGGTAGTAAGTGATCCTACTCCACCTGTGGCTCCTAAACCTGAAGGACTTACATTAGCTTCTGCGTCAGTTGTAGCTGTTCCTAAAGCAGAAGTTCCTGCTAAACCTGAAACATTTAAAGTATTGTTTGAAACTGTAGTTGCTGTACCTAAAGCAGAAGTTCCTGCTAAACCATTTACGCCTACAACACCACCTGCATCTACTGCAACACCACCATTAGTGGCTGTAACACTAAAACCTGTAAGAGTAATTGTTGCTTCTGCATCAGTTGTTATTGTGCCTAATGCGGATGTGGCTGATAAACCACTAAGTGTGACTGGTATAGCTTCGCCCCATGTGAGTTGACCCCACGTGCCTCGACCCCAACCGTTAACGATAGCCATTTAAGGCTAGGCGATTCTTATAATCGCTGTAGAAGCCGCTGCTGCTGGAAAGACAATAGTAAAGTCTCCTGCAGTTGAAGTTTTATCGCCACCAAAATCAATAGTAGCTACTGATCTATCAGAATTTGTGTCGTTATAAATCAAACAACCCCTAGCAGTAACAGTCGCTGTACCAAATGTTAAATCAGCAAAATCAGTAAAACCTGTAGTTCCTGAACTTGTTGGATTAATATTTGTTAAAGCTGAACCACCCGCAGTATAGTTTGTTCCTGATGATTCTTGACTTGTGCTATAAGCTGTAGTAGTAGCACCCATTGTTGCTGAGCTAGTGTATAAAGCTAATTTAAATGAATTACCGCCAGACGCTAAAAAATTATGTTTAGCTTCTAATAGTTCTTTCTTAAAACTAGTTGTAAGTGTTGATGATATTGCCATGTTAAATCTCCTTCAATATTTTAGCTAGGTCTTCGTGACCTTGTTGTTCTAATAGGTTACGCATCGTGCATCGTTCACTATTGATTGCTTGTTTAATATAGTAAATGATTGCGTTGTAAATAGCTAGTTTATATGCTTCTGCTTGTTGTCTTACGTGAGGAGCAGCATCTTCACTTATTCCACAGATTCTATTAGTTAATTGTTCTGCCCAAAATTCAGGCGGGTGTCCTCTATTTTGTTGTGTTTCAACTGTAATAGAACCGACATTTCCTAAAGTTATATTATCTATCATATTAATATCTTTTTGCTTCTGGGGGTGTATCTAGCACAGTTCTTATTTCTGTGATGTTTTTTAATTTTTCTTCTTGCATCATTTTATTGTATTCAGAAAGTTTAACTTGGTGATATGTTTTTTGATCATCCAGAATTATAATATCAGGATCGTCAAGTCTGTGATAGCCATAAACTCTTTTTTCTATAGGACAATCTGTATCTAATAAACCTGATCTAGCTGCAACATTTACAGTCATTCCTCTTTCTATACATTTAGCTAACCAAAATTCACAACAAGCTTTTCCTGCTTCTGCAAAATGTAAATTACCTCTATAACTAAAATCTATACCAAACAAGTTGATACTTCCAACTTTATTGTATAAAGCAAAAGCAAAAGCAAAAGGCACGGTGTTGTTTAAGTACGCACAATCTGCGTCTTGTACAACGTCTTGTAAAGGGTAAAGCACTGCAGAAGGACATCTGGGATCTAGTTCACAGGTGTATATAGGCATATCAGCAACAGGTAGCCATCGTCTCATAATATCTGTTTGACTTCCTGCGTCGTCTGTATCCATAAACCTACTAACTGGATCTAGCATAAAAATTCTATCACATTTAGTAATAGCTCCCATACAATTTATTCCCCAAACTTCGTCATAAGTTTTTGAATGAACTAAACTAAGATGAAAATCTAATTGACTTTCACCCATAGCAACTATTGCAATGTTTTTTCCTTCGAGTTCTTTTATCCTCATGCTTGAGGTTCTCTCCTTATTTCATCGTATCTGGTTTGATCTCTTGTTGATGTAAGTTGTGTTTCGCCTAGGTTTTTTAAACTTACTAAAGCTTCTACAAACTTAGACTCATATGCAGGTATTATTTCATAATTTTTAAGATAAGTACAGGCTTCAACTAAACTTCCATACAATAAAGCATTAGGAGCATTTTCAGATAACCATGTTGTTTCACTGCCTGAGGTAGTTGTAAGGGAGGGGGGTCTATGATAATAATGTAATTCAACTTCATAAGCTGCATCAGGACTAGGAGCAATAATAAAAGTATTATCGTCAAACTCAGCATAGTATTTAGGTAACCCTGTTGTAGTTGGATTAGGAGTATAGTCTCTAATAAAAGAAACGTTTTTTAACAATAAATAGCTATAATTACTACTGCTGTCAATTACTGCTAAACTAAAAGGCGATAAATAATCAGCAGGTGTTTCTAAATAAGGACCTGAAGCTGTAAGATTACCTACTTGATTTTTTCTAAAATCATTTAATTGAACGTTTTTTAAAATACGTTCTTCGGCTGTTGTTATAAACGTAGGTAAATTACTTACAAAACTAGTTTCGGTACTGTCAAGATAATCTTGTATAGCTGTTTTTAATGTTGTATATGTAAAACTCATGTTGTATATATTATACCTCCCATTCCACTATGGTTAGTGCAATAATAATATAAAGTTGGTGCGTCAGACGCAACTTCAATTTGAGTGTAAGCTCCTGAACTTCCAGGAGTGCCGCTTGTAGTACACCTGTTGTATATTCAGACCCTCCTCCATGCGTACCGTTTGAGGTTGTTGATATTCTTAACGGATGACTGCTATTAGTGCTGTCTGATTGATCAAATTTATATGTTTGTCCTTCGGTTAATGTTAAAGCTGCTGCTCTTGAACCGTCTATATAAAAATAATTTGAACCTAAATAACTTGCTACAGTTATTGTATAAGTGGTTATAGATGGAGACGGGGTAGGACTTGGACTAGGTGTTGCTGCTACTCCTGATATTGTTATTTCTCCTACACTTCCAGTTAATGGAGGAACTATATACATAGAACCTATTGTGTCGCTATTTTCTGCCCACATAATAGGAGCACTTATACCCGCAGAGTTTACAGGATTAGAAACTATAGCGTAGCCTTGTCCTGTTGTTGGAGCGGAAACATCTGGTCTAGGTCTCCAAAGAAGTTCTGCATCTGCTCCAATACTAGGAGGATCTAATTGTGGGTGTTTAGGTTCGTAACACTCTCGACAAACTCTATTGTTTTCCCAAGTACCTCTAGCTTGTTTATATGGATATCTAAATCCACAAGTGTCGCAAATAAAGTAAGCATATTTTCCTGAAGCGTAAGCCATTAGATATATTCTTGTTTAGGAACTAATCTTATATTAGAACGATCCTCATCATAGCGTAAAGCATTAGCTAAATCTCTTTCATATAAATCTTGTATAACAGGAAGTTTTTGAACGTTTTTCTTTATACAAAGATAATAAGCTAGTCCAGATACTAAACAAGGCATAAATCTTGTAGGTATATCTACATCATTAAGCGAAGCCGCAGCATCCTCTATTGTACGCCATACATAGTAAATGAGTTTGTCCGTTGAGTTCTCGGGCGTTGGATAAAGATGAATAACTGGTGATTTTTTACGTTCTAACCAAAACTCTGTAGAACGTGCTTTAGTTGCTTTATTAGGAATACCTACGTATTCGTTTCGATCTATTCTGTCTAGGGGGTAATCAGTTACAACACCTCCTACTGTTCTTTCTACGTAAGCGTCTAGAACATCAATATCGTAAGAATTTAAAGTATACTCATTCGTGCCTTCTGTAAGAGTTAACTCTATTTTAGTTACCTCCCACATCTGAATACCTCTGTTTGACCAATCGGCAAACATTATATTCATGGAACGACGTGCTGTAACAGCATCATAAGACGTACGAGCTTCTAATCCTGCAAGTTCGTACGCCTCTTCGATTGCGGTCGCTACATCTAAACTAAATGCACGAGTTCCCGAGGTTGCCATGTTAGTTGTAGTATGCTACAAAAAAGTCGCAGTTAGCCAACACAACATAAGCTCCTGTATCAAATTTTACTCCGTCGTTAGGCAAATAATGGTCAAAAGACTCATTTGCTGCTGAACCGAACTTAAATTCAATAAGTAACTTAGTCCCACTTGCACCCGTTCCGTCATAGATTTTTATAGAACCGTCTGCAGCACTTGCTTGTGCTTGAACAGACTGAATCCTTATTGGACCTAAATTAGTAGCAGTACCTGCTCCAGCTCCTATGAACCCTTGTAGTTGTCCTGTGGCACTGAGAGCTACGGTCGCTTTTACATCTGATGAACTCATATTAATCTCCTATATTAAGATTAAGCGTCAGCAAATGGTGTAACTAAAGTTCCTGACCCTAAAATAATTCCTTCTACTGAGTATTTAGCACTTCCCATAGCAGTAACTTTAACGATACTACCTGCAAGTCCGCCTTTAGTAGAACCATTCATTGTGATAACATCGTTAGATGCACCAGAAATAAAAGTTTTACCTGTTGCGTCTGTTACACCAGTGTAAAGTCCACCTACAAACTTATCTGTACCATCTGTTAAGATGTCCATGTCAGTTGCTGCAGTTTCTACTACAAAAAAGAATGATGCACCTAAGTTATTTGTTTGATTAGGATCATCGTCTCTTCCTGGAGCAGTAGCTACGATAGTAGGTAAAGTAAATTTACCATCCGCATCGTTAGTTGTTAAAATTTTACCTGCGTGTGCAGCTACTGTTAAAGTAGTGTCCGCAGTTAAACTAACAACGTTAGCATTACCTGCTGATATAAATCCTGCTAATGATTGTACAGGACCCGAAAAGGTTGATTTTGCCATAATTTCCTCCGTGGAAATAAGTTCTACTGTCTCGGCTTGTCTGCTAGGTCAGTCTGTAGAACAAGTTAATAAATCCTAGTCTTTTGATTGTATATGAATGCCTACAAAAAGAAAAGGGGAACCGAAGTTCCCCTTTAATGAATTCACGTTAATGAATTAGGCTCCTGGTGAACCGAAGATACCTCTCCAATCACTAAAACCAAAACTATAACGTTCTCTAGCCTTGTATCTTACGTTACCAGTTTCGAAGTCGCCTTCCATACTAGTAGCTACAGGACTTCTAACGAAATGTTTCAATCCGTTAGGGACGTCAGTTTTGATAAAGAACGCATCAGTATCTGTTAGATAATGATTTACAACGTAGCCTTCTGAGACCATTCCCATATTTCTAATTGCATTAATATCATTATCTGAAGTACCAACTCTTCCTGGAGTTTCCATCAATCTATCCGCTACGAATTGCAAAGCAGGTGGAATAATTAATTTCCTTGCTTGTGCATTCACTTTAAGGTTTCTTTCATCCTTAAATCCAGCGATATCAATCAATGATTGCTCTAAAGAAGTTTCATTAAGGTCAGCAGCTGTAGACAGCTCGTTACTTAAATCAACGTTTGCAACAGTCGGATGGTCTGTAGCACAAAGCTCTTTTCCATCACCACCAACAAATGAAGAATTAAACGCATTGTTTAATACGTTTGCTGCTTTCACTTGTTTAGTTTGTTGCATAGACCTTGCTAAAGCTCTTGTATATCTTGAAGAGAGTGTATCGTAGAGGTTATCTTCGATTGCTTCTTCTGTCAATGCAAATGCTAATGCTACAGTCTCGTGTGTATAACGCGAAGTAAAAGATTCTTGAGCTGTGTCATAAATGACTGCGGCTCCTTCTCCTTTAGTCGGTGCTTCACCGAACCCACTTAACATTACTTCTTCCTCAAAAGCCCTTTCGGAGTTCTCAGTATCGAAGATGTCTTCGTGCTCGTTATTATATCTCTCATACTCTAATCCGAAGAGAGCATGGAGTCCAGGTACTAGTTCTTTAACTAGTTGTGCTCTGTTAATCGCCATTATTTATCTCCTTGATTAGACCGCAAATGTGTTAGTCGGGAATGTAAAGAGTCCTCTCGCATGAGCACCGATTTCGTTGCTCGGTTGCGAAGCGAATCCTACCATTAACGCTACACCACTTGAAGTAGTTGCTGTGACCCCTTCCTTTGATCTACCGTTCACTGTGGAACCTGCAGTCGTAGAAAGAGTATATTTAGAGCCGATAAAACTTACTGCTGGTGTTCCAGCTGTAAATTGAGCCTCGTAAACGATCCCAGGATCATTATAAACGAGAGCTTCTGCGTCTGCTCCGCCTTGGGTAGCTGTGTCAGCAGTCCAAACTTTCGAGAAAGTTGGGGTGCCGTCAGTAGCTGTGAAGTATACTCCGTAAAATACACCTACGGGTGTGCCTGTCGCTGTGCCTTGAATGACATAACCACTAGATAAATTAACAACATCACCTGAAAAGATTGATGCGTTAGTTGCACTTGCGATTCTCATTTTAGCAGGGCGAATAACACCTCCGTACATATGGTATGCGGGAGTAAAACCATCTGGTTTATTTGTATTAGCCATTGTTTTCTCCTTTGTCTATATACATTGTTATTATTAATTACTTTGCATCGGTAGGCTTACTACCGAAGGCGACTTTAGAAGTCCTTTGGATATCACTATCCTTAATAGGCATTCTTGGGTCACTTTCTCGCATAAAGTTTTGATCTACACCTTGCATCGCGGTATCTGCTTGATCTTTAAAATAAGCATTACGTTCTTCTGCGGTTTCGACTGGAACTTTAGCAAGTATTAATCCTCCGACTCCAATTACTCCAGTGTTGCTACCGTTTTCAATAGTAGGAGCTTCGAAATCAGGATAGTCTTCTGCTCTCACAGGTTCATATCCCTCTCTAATACGTTTAGACATATTAGATTTATCATCGATTCCTCGAGTAGCTTCACGAATCCACCTAAATTGATATCCAGGAGGAGCTTCGGGTGCGTCTAACATAGACGGGGGAGCCCAAGGCTTTCTGCGAGTTTGAGAGGCTCGTGTCTCTGCAGATCGTGAGTTACGATCAGTATTGACTTCTGTTTTATTTTCTTCGGTCATTTTCTACTCCTTCAATATGTCTAGCATATTCTTCTAGTGGCACATTTAGTCTTTTAGCTATTGCTACTTGACTAGGTGTCAACTTAATTTTGCGTGATGATTTTTTACCACTAGCCCCTCGGCTAGAAGCAGCAACCTGTTGCACGGGGGCAGATTGCTCGTTAGAAAACTTGTGTGGGAAATTTTCAGCCATACGTTTATCAACCTCAGAATAGTAAGAATCAGAAGTTGGATCAACACCTTCTTCTACTAATTCTTTATGTATTCCAAATGCTGCAAATGTCATTGCTTGGTCATCTCCAAACCATTCATTCTTTTCAGCCCATGCTTCAGCTTTAGGATCTGGTCCTGGAGCTTGGTCTGGCTGTAAAGTCGGTTGATAAGGCTCAACTGGAACTTCTTCTGGTTTTGCCTTTTCCCTAACTTGTT